TGTGCTCTTCCGATCTCAGCACGCAGTATCCCGACGCACGCATCACCTACTGGCTCGACTTCGCGGCCGTGATGGTGAGCTCGCATCGCTGGCAGCGCTCCGGCCTGCAGGACTACGGGCAGGGGCTGCTGACGGCGCATTATCTTACGATGATGGAGCGGTACGACTCGGCGACCGGCACCTACTCGCTGCCGACTGGCGGTGGATCAGGTGCGGCGACGAGCCAGAGCCAGAGCGCTGACGGCGTCAGCTGGTCCGAAGGATATGACGCCAGCGCGTACAACGATGATGGTCAGCTGGCCAGCACGGCATACGGCAGGCAGTTTTTGGATCTGCGCGCCCTGATCGGCGCCGGTGGGATGCAGCTCTGATGGGCATCTCGGTAGAGTTTAAAGGCGTCAAGCCGGAGGATCTGTACCGCAACCTGGAGCGCGCCGTCCGCACCGAGGTACTCGTCGGGATCCCGCGCAGCACAGCGATGCGGCCCGGCGACGAGATCAGCAATGCCGAGATAGCCTACATCAATGAGCACGGAGATCCGGCACGCCGTATCCCTCCGCGTCCGTTTATGGAGCCCGGCCTCCAGCGCTGCCGTGACAAGGTCAGCACCGTCATGGCTGAGGGTGTGCAGCAGATCGCGCAGGGTGGCACGCTTCGGCCTGCAGCCGAGCGCGTTGGCCTGATCTGTCAGGCCAGCATCAGAGGTGTGTTTACCGATAACGACTGGAAACCGTTATCGCCGCGCACCATCATGGCACGCGCCCAGCGGATCGTATCAAAGCGTAAAGGATTCGACGAGAAAAGTACCACACAGCAGCGCACCATGCTGGCCAAAGAGTTGGCCAGACGCGCGAACGACCGGCCGCTGATCGACACCGGCGCCCTGCGCCAGTCGATCACGTACGTAGTAACGGAGGGAGGTGACGGTCAGTGATACCGACGTTAGACGTTAATCGTGTTTTATTGGATGCACATTTTAGGACGCAGGTGACACTCTGCCGGCGTGCTGTGACGATCGATGCTCATGGCCGCACTGCCGTCACCGAGACGACGACGCCGATCGGCGCAGTTGTCAGACCGGCGACAGAAAAGGATCTGGAGCGGCTGCCTGAGGGCGACCGCGATCGCGGCTATATCAAGGTGCTCAGCGAGTCAGAGATGACCGCCGGCACCGAGGCGGTACAGCCTGACGAGATCATCTGGTCCGGCTCCCGCTGGGTGGTCAAGACTGTCGACTCGTGGATATACGGGCGCTGTTTTTGGTCCGCCATTTGCGAGCTCAAGGCGGTGAGACCATGAGCAACACGTCAGCGACTGGCGGTTACTTGACGGAGACGTCGAGCCCGATCGGCATCACCGCGCTGGAGGATCTCTGGCACGACACGATCGCCGGCATCACGGGCCTCGACAACACGCTCGTGCGCCCGTCCCGTCAGCTCGATCCGGCTCAGCAGCCTGCGCCCGACGTGGACTGGTGTGCCTTTGACATCATGCGCGTCAGCTCGGACCCGTGGCCGGATGTGGCACATGTCAGCGCCGGCGACGGCAGCGACATGGTCGTCGATCATGACCGCTACGAGATGGGCGCGGTCTTTTACGGGCCGCGCTCCGACACGCTCGCCGGCCTGCTGCGCCGCGGGCTGTGCGTCTGGCAAAACCGCAGCGCCCTGCGCGCTGTCGGCATCGCCCTGCAATCCGTCGGCGATCCGGTCACCGTGCCGGAGCTTGACTCACTCGTCTGGCGTCAGCGCGTGGACCTCTCGGTGCGCTTTATCGTCGAGAGCCGCGGCAGCTACGCGGTACTCAATTTGCTGCGCAGCACCGGCAGCATCAACGGAGACGACGGCACGGCCGTCGCTTTTGATACAAAGGAGGTACAACCCTCATGGCTAATGCACTCTCGGTCTCGCGCCTGGTAAGCGTGCAGACCATTTTTTCGCCTGTGGCGGCCGGCCGCAGGGGCTTCGGCACTCTGCTGATCCTCGGCGACTCTGCCGTCATCGGTCCCAGCGAGCGGCTGCGCGTCTATACGACGCTCGAGGCCGTCGCTCAGGATTTTGGCGTCACCGCGCCCGAATACTACGGCGCGTCGCTCTACTTCGGGCAGTCACCGCGTCCCAAGCAGCTGCTGATCGGACGCTGGCTTTCGTCGGCCGTGCCGGCTCAGCTGACCGGCGCGATCCTGACGGCAGCGCAGCAGACACTTGCCAACTGGACGGCGATCACCGACGGCGCTCTTGACATCACCATCGACGGCACCGAGATCAACCTCACGGCGCTCGATTTTAGCGGCGTCACCAACCTCAACGGCGTCGCCACGGTGGTCAGCACCGCGCTCAACACCGCGCTGGCCGGCACGAGCTGCGTCTGGAATGGCTCGCAGTTTATCGTCTACGATGCCACGTCAGGCTCGACCGGATCCATCGGTTACGCCACCGATACGGCCTCGTCAACGGTCGCGTCGATGATGGGTCTCACGGCCAGTGCGGCCGTTGCGGTCGATGACGGCGCCGACTCCGAAACACCTGCGGCCGCCACCGCCACGTTTGCCGACCTGTCCGCTGATTGGTACGGCCTGACGTTCTGCGCGTCGGCCAGCGTCAGCGACGCCGACCATCTCGCCGTGGCCGCGTATATCGAGGGCGCCGGCAAGGCCCGCCGCTACGGTGTGACGATCACCAACACCAACGTCCTGAGCGCGCAGGTCGACACTGATCTGGGCAGCCAGCTCAAGGCCGCCGGCTATCGCCGCACGTCCTGGATTTACAGCAGCCACAATCCCTATGCGGTCTGCTCGATGTTCGCGCGCGCCTTTGCGGTCAATTTCTCCGGCAACAGGACGACGATCACACTGATGTACAAACAGATGCCCGGCGTGGTCTACGAGCAGCTCACCGAGACGCAGGCGCAGACGCTTGAAAGCAAAAACGGCAACGTGTTCGTTTTGTACGATAACGACACGGCAATTTTGCAGTATGGCGTAAACGCGGACGGCAGCTACTTTGACGAGCTCCACGGCGCCGACTGGCTGGCCGACGCCATCCAGGTGGCGCTGTATAACCTGCTCTATCAGTCGCAGACCAAGATCCCGCAGACGGATGAGGGCACGGCGCAGCTCGTCAACGCGGCCCAGCGCGTGCTCGATCAGGCCGTGCAGAACGGCTTCGCGGCTCCGGGTATCTGGAACGCGGATGGTTTCGGCACGCTCCAGCGCGGTGATCGTCTCGACTCTGGGTATTATGTTTATATGCCGAGCGTCGACGATCAGGACCAGAGCGAGCGCGAGGCGCGCATGGCTCCGCCCATGCAGATCGCCGTCAAGCTCGCCGGCGCGATCCATACTGCTGATGTCATCATCAGCATCAATCGATAAGGAGGTGCTGTAGATGGCTATCGGATACGGTACCTACAGCTTTTTTGATGTGCAGGCGGCGATCTCCGGCCCCGGCGGCTCGTTTGCACTCAAAGGTGGCAACGCGGCAGAGGGCATCACGATCGCTCGTGTTGAGGATAAAGACACAATGACAATCGGAGCTGACGGTCACGTCATGCACTCGCATCACGTGGCGCGCGCGTGCACCGTCACGATCCGCCTGCTCAAGACCTCGCCCGTCAATGCGCAGCTGCGCGAGCTGTACAACTATCAGGACGTCGGCAGCGTCGCATGGGGCAAAAACGTGATCACGATCCGCAACATCATCACCGGCGACGAGGAGGTCATCAGCGGCGCGGCTTTTGCCGGCCTGCCCGAAAACTCTTGGGCAACCGAGGGCAACACGCTCGAGTGGACTTTTAACGGCGCCATTCAGTCCGGCAAGACCGGCCCGCTGACGGTTGTCTAGCATGATCGAGTTTGAGATCAACGGCGTCCAGTATCGGGCGCAGACGATGGACGCGCGGCGACAGTTTCACGTCGCGCGCCGTCTCTCCTCAATCCTGACGCCATCGAATGACGCAATCAAAGGCGTTAAGGACAACGACAACAAAGCGGCGTTTATCGCAGCTATTGACGGTTTTTTTGAGTCGCTGAGCAGCCTGCCTGACGACCAGCTCGATTACGTGATCGACGCCTGCCTCGATACTGTCAGCCGCAAGGACGGCACGCAGTGGTCGCCGATCCGTCGCGGCGGAGCGATGATGTACGACCTCGACCTCTACACGCAGGGCGCGATCGTGTGGCACGTCGTCAAGGGAGCGCTCGACGGTTTTTTCGCTTCGTTGCCGCCAGCGGTGCGCGACGCTCTCAAGGGAGCGTCCGCGACGGCGATGGCCAAAGCGATGCAGGGCTCTGGCGACTAGATGACGGTGAGGACTGGCTGTACAGGCCAGTCCTGCGCGGCTGCCTTGATGGCGCGCGTCTGTTTGACGGCAGCATCGACCTCGAGGGCGTGGCGAGGATCAACGCGGCCCTTGATGTAATGGATCACAACGAAAAAGTTATCTTTGATCGTGAGAAATCGCGCCAGGCTAAGAGGTGACAACAATGGCACAAACAATAGGTGAGTATCTATATCGCATTGCTTGGTCGCTCGACAAGTCTGGCGCGGCCAACCTCAAAAAAGAGGGCGACGCGGCGCAAAAGAGCGTCGATGGACTCGGCAAAAGCCTGGATAAAACTGAGCGCGAGGCCCAGGGCCTCACGCGGGCGGCTGACAAAACCGCGCCGGCCGTGCGCGAAGTGGGGCGCGCCAGCGATGACACCCGGCGCGAGACTGAGCGCCTTGACAGTACCGCGCAGCAGGTGACGAGCACGCTCAAGCGCCTCGTCGCCGGCGTGGCCAGTTTCGTGGCCGCTCGGCGCGCTTTTAGTGCGATCATCAGCACGGCCACTGAGATGGATGCTCTGGCCAACAGTGCCGCGGCTGTCGGCGCTTCGGCGGCCGGCATGGCACGGCTTGCTTACGCCACCGATCTGGCCGGCGTCAATGCATCCGAGATGGACAGCGCGCTCAAAGGCGTGCGCCAGTCGGCCGCACAGGCGGCCGCCGGTATCGGCGCAGGCGTCAAGGCGTGGCGCATGATCGGCATCTCCACGCGCGACGAAAACGGCAACTTGAAAGATACCACGCGACTGATCGACGAGTTGGGCGCGAAGTTCGCGACGATGGACGAGGGCCGCGCGCAGGCGCTCGGCAAGATGCTCAAGATGACGCCGGCGGTGATCGGCGCGCTC